ATGTATCAGGTCAGCAATCTAACTGCTCCCGTTACCGCAAGTTTTCTGGACGGCTACATGACGGATATTCCAACGGAGTATCAATCTCAGTTAGGAGGCACCGCATTAACCGGTAACTGTTTTATCGCCTTGACCAGCAATACATCTTATGGGCCGTCCGTGTTCTCATTTGACCCCACCCAACTTGGTGTTACCAGTCCCGTCCCGGCCAATCCGTTGGTTTATTACGATTACGCCCATACCACACTAGGTCCGTGGGCATCAGGCAGACAGGACCAATACGTTTCAACTACCGATCATATCCAGGGAGTTACTTTCCCGGTGAACTCTCGAAGTGTTCTCTTTTTTGGCAGACACGGCACAGGTATATCTTGTTATGGGGTGCCAACGGCAGACCCGACCGTGGGGACAAGCCTGGGGCCGAACAACGTAACCGCCGTCGGTAGCAATGCGTGGCTCCGGGCAAACTCACCTTCGGGTTATAATTGTAGCGGTGACTCAATGAGCGCAGCAGAGATATCAGCAGGTGATTCTTGTTGTTATGACCCGATAAATGTCGGCAATAAAGGCACCACTGCTTATCCATACGAGCCGTTTGTTTGGGCCTATGATGTGGGAAACCCGGATGGTTCAAGCACAACGGGCAATTCAACCAGTAATAACACGCTGACTGCGGTCAAACTCGGCGTGCAAAACCCTTGGGGGATAACGCCCTATGCCGGCTGGTCATTGGATTCAAATTTGAGTGTATTCAATACCAATACGGCGATTTGGGGGGCTGCTTATGATCCGGTGCAGCAGCGTATCTATGTTGCACAGCAGTCGGGCGATAATCCTGGGAGTTACCCATTGATTCATGTTTTTGGCGTAAACCTGACGATAACTAAAATCCCCGCCGTCCGCTCCGGGGGCGTGCCTTTACAGAGGACAGGCGGCGTGCCGGTGATACGTTGATTCGAGTGAACAGTGACGAGTGAACAGTAAACAGTGAACAGTGACGAGTGAACAGTGAACAGTAACGAGTGAACAGTGAACAGTAACGAGTAAAAGCTTTTACCGATCACCGTTCACCGATCACTGTTCACTGACAAGGGGAACAGGAATGAAATGCCGGGGACATCCTGACTGCAGTGATCAGTAACGAGTGATCAGTAACGAGTGAACAGTAACGAGTGAACAGTAACGAGTAAACAGTAACGAGTAAAAGCTTTTCACTGATCACTGATCACTGTTCACCGATCACTGATCACTGTTCACTGATCACCGCTTCACCGGAACGTCGTGAGACAGTACCGACACTTTTAACAGGCATCGTCGTGAGACAGATGCGAAAGGAGCATCACGCATGAGAAGTATCCACCTCGCAATCATTGCAAGCCTCGCAGTAACTGCCACCGCAGTAATCGCCTATGCAACGGGCAGCCTCGAACACACCCAAGGGGTCCTCTATTCCTCGGGCGATCCCATCCAGCAGTGCTCTCCCCAAGCCACGCTCCCGGCCAAAACGCTCGGGACAAAGTATTTTGCCAACTACACCACGGCTTCCCTTAACTGCATGGATGTCTACGGCTACACCGGCACTCAGTCGGCCCCGGCACAGGTGCCCATCAAATTCCGCATCGGCGGCTTTGTTACGGGCACGGAAACCGACTTCGGCATTGTCAACGCGACCGGCAAGATCTTATGGCCGGCATCCGGGGTCACCAAGATCGGCTTCCAGGCAATCAGTTCCGCCAACAATACGACAAAAGTCAGCGGCGCTTCACGGTAAACAGTGAACAGTAAACGGTGAACGGTGAACGGTGAACAGCGCTTTTAAGGTTTTTACTTGTCACTGATCACTGTTCACTCGTCACCCAAGAAAGGAGCACCACCATGGCAGTTATCGGCAGCAACAGCTCGACCCTTATCGATGTGGCCAACAGTCTCGATCCTGACGGCAGGGTCGCGAGAGTCGCGGAACTTCTCAACCAGACCAACGCTCTCCTGGAGGATATGCCCTTCATTGAATCCAACATGGAGACCGGGCATCGCTCCGTGGTCCGCACCGGCCTTCCCTCGGCAACCTGGCGCAAGCTGTACCAGGGCATACAGCCTTCCAAGTCCACCCGCACCCCGGTAATCGACACCTGCGGCATGCTGGAAGCACGAAACCACGTTGACAAGGACGTGGCGGAACTGAACGGCAACACGGCCGCCTTCCGTCTCTCCGAAGGGATCGCCGAGGTGGAGGCTATGAACCAGACCATGGCCCAGACCCTGTTCTACGGCGATACCACGGTCAACCCGGAACGCATCAACGGCCTTACCCCCCGCTACAACACGATTTCCAACTCGGTGCCGATTTCCCACAACGTCATCAACGGCGGCGTCGGTTCCTCGAATACCTCCATCTGGCTCGTGGTCTGGGGTGAAAACACCGTCTTCGGCGTCTACCCCAAGGGGAGCCGTGCCGGACTGGTGCATGAGGACCTGGGTCTTGAAGACGTGCTCGACGGCAACGGCGGCTTTTACCGCGCCTACAAGGACTGGTGGCAGTGGAAGAACGGCTTGGTGGTCAAGGACTGGCGCTACTGCGTGCGTATCTGCAACATCGACGTCAACAACCTGACTACCGAATCATCGGCGGCCGACATTATCAAGTTGATGATCAAGTCGATCCACCGCATTCCGTTCATCACCATGGGCCGCCCGGTATTCTACGCCAACCGCACCGTGCGCGAGATGCTGGACATTCAGGCCCTCAACAAATCCAACTACGTCCTGGCAATCAAGGAAGCGGCCGAGCAGTTCAAGACCACCTTCATGGGTATCCCCATCAAGACCTGCGACCAGCTGCTTTTGACGGAAGCGAAGGTTTCTTAAATGCGTGAATGGTGAATAGTGAGGGGTGAGGGGTTAAAGCCTTTACTCCTCACTCCTCACAACTCACGACTCACGTTTTTCAAAAGAAAGGACTACCCAATGATTCTCGATTCCTCCCTTCAGCTCGCCCTGGCGCAGGCTGTCACGGCTTCCGCTCTCAGTGCCAATGTCATCGATATCGGCTCGGCCCGCAACATCGGCGCCGGTGAAGATCTTTACCTCTACATCCAGACCAACACCGCCGTAACGGCTGCCGGCAACGCCACGGTCAACTTTCAGTTGCAGACCGATGCCACGTCGGCGCTCCCCACCCCTGCTACCGTGCTCGATTCGGGGGCGGTCCCCATCGCATCCCTGGGCGCCAACAGCTGCCTGAAGTTCAGGATTCCCACGGCGGCTTTCAAGGAGTTCGTGGCCCTGAACTTCCTGGTCACCAACGGCCCGCTCACTGCCGGTGCTTTCACGGCCGTGATCGCTCTTGACGTACCGGACAACACCATCTATCCGTCCGGTTTTAATATCATGTAATTTTGAAAGGCGTGAATCGTGAGGAGTGAGGTGTGAATAGTTAAAGACTTTAATTCCTCACCATTCACGTCTCACGATTCACGCCGTTAAAAAGGAGTTAATCATGGCTCGTTATCGTGCAAATCAGCTGGGCTTTGACGGGAAGCAGCTCCGAGAGCCCGGCGAGGAGTTCGACTTTGACGGCAAAGAGGCGGACTGGATGGACCCTCTGGATGACAGCGGCCGGTCAAAGAAGGACGTTAAGGACAAACTCAAGGAAGCAGGGGCAGGCGAAGGAAAGTAGGGGCGCTTGTCATGCACCCTGATTGGAATCAAAGTTCTCTCCCCCAGCGGGGGAGGGTCAGGGAGGGGGAGCAAGTGCAAGATCAAATGATCCCCCCTCCTAACCTCCCCCCGCTGGGGGGAGGAACAAATCTCCGGTGGGAGTAAATAACAATGTCCGCCACATCCGACGTCCAAATTTGCAACATGGCCCTGGCACACTGCGGGATTTCGCTGCTGATCGCCGATCTGGCCGAAAACAGCAATCAGGCCGAGCTGTGCAGCCTCTTTTACGAGCCGACGCGCAACAAGGTATTGCAGGCCATGCCCTGGCCGTTCGCCCGCAAATACGCCCCGTTGCAGGACATTGGTTCACCCCCGGCGAATTGGCATTTCCGCTACCTTTACCCGACCGACTGCCTGAAGTTCCGCAACATCGTCAACAACGGCTACGTCCCGTTTTTGCCAGGCATTTACCCAGGGCTCTATGCCGACTTCATTGTATGCCTGCCCCCCAGGACGCCGTTCCAGATCGGGCTGGCAGCCGACGGCAGCTCCAAGGTCATCTATACCAACGTTCGCGACGCACATGGCGAGTACACCGTTGTAGTCACGGACCCGACCCTGTTCCCGCAGACGTTCGTCAACGCACTTGCCTGGGCCTTGGCGGCCGAGTTGGCCATTCCCCTGACCACGGACATTCAGCGGGCGCAACTGGCGCAGACCAAGTATCTGTCGTCGCTCCTTGAGGCCGGTGCGGACCTGCTGAACGAAAACGAGGACGGCCCGCAACCGGAGAGCGACTTTATAAGGGCAAGGCGATAGAGGCGTGAGGAGTGAATAGTGAATAGTGAATAGTGAATAGTGAGGAGTAAAGGCTTTAACCCCTTACCATTTACGTTTCACGCCTCACGGTTTTAACCCCTCACCCCTCACTACTCACCATTCACGCCTTTAAGAAAGGGGTTAAAAAAGTGGGCCAGGGAATACCGCAAATCACATTCGCCTCGGGAGAGCTTTCGCCCTCGCTGTACGGCCGCATCGATCTGGCCAAGTATTACACCGGTCTGGCGGAATGCCGCAACTTCATCGTCCGGCCGACCGGAGGGGTGGACAACCGTCCCGGCACCGCGTTCATAGCCGAGGTCAAAGACAGCTCAACCAAGGTGCGGCTGATCCCCTTTTCCTTCTCCACCACCCAGACCTATGTGCTGGCCTTCGGCAATCAGTACCTGTGGGTCTTCATGAACGGCGGCCAAGTGCTCTATCCGGCCGGCAACGCGAACGCCGGACAGGTCGTGGAGGTCGCCACCCCCTATCTGGCGGCCGATCTGCCGCTTCTGAAGTTCACCCAATCCGCCGATGTCATGACCATCACGCATCCCAACTACCCGACCCAACAGCTCTCCAGGACCGAGCATTGGGCGTGGTCGTTCGGCCAGTTCGCCAACGTCAACGGACCGTTCCAGGACACCAACATCGACCAAAGCATCACGGTGTATGCCTCAAACACGTCGGGAACCGTAACCATCACTGCAACCAAGGCGCTGTTCGCCGCCAACATGGCCGGCATGCTGATGTACATCTCAGAGGCTCCGGACGCCACAACGCCCGTGTGGGGAGTGCAGCAGACGATCAATGCCGGCCAGATCGTAAGGGCCGGGGAGTACTACTACCAGGCCATGACCGCCGGAACCACCGGAACCGTCATGCCCGACCACACGGAAGGGACCGCCTGTGACGGCAACCCCGGTATTTCCTGGAAGTACCTTAACTCAGGCTCGGGTATCGTCCAGATCACCGGGTATACCTCGCCCACGGCCGTCACCGCCAACGTGCTGACGCCGCTCCCGGTGAACCTGCAAGTGGTCGTCATACCACAGCAGATCACCGCGATAACGACGGGAACCGTGAACCCTTGGGTATGCGTGTCGATCACGGTCCCGAATCACGGCTATGCGAACGGCAATTCGGTCGTTATCTCGGGCGTGAACGGCACGCAGTGCAATGGGGCATGGATCATCCAGGTCATCGATGCGAACAGGTTTTACCTCGAAGGGTGCTACGATAATACGCCATGGAACGGAGGCGGGATCTGTTCGAATGCCCTGCTTGCTGTTCCCTCCTACCAGTGGGCCTTTGAATCGTGGGGCGGCAACAAGTCGTGGCCGGGCACGACCGCCTATTACCAACAGCGCCAGTGCTTCGGCGGCTCGGCCGACTTCCCGCAGACCATCTGGATTTCCCGCACCGCCGGGTACCTGGATTTCGGGATGAACGTAGTGCTTCTGGACGATGACGCGATCACCTTCACCGTGGCGTCCCGGGAGGTCAACTATGTGCGCCACATGATCGAGATGACGGACCTGATCGTACTCACCTCCAGCGGGGAGTGGATCATCCAGGGGGACGCCAACGGGGTCTTGACCCCCAGCTCCATCAGCGTCAAGCGCCAGGGATACAACGGCTGTTCCGATGTGCCCCCCATCGTGGTCAACTATACCATCATCTACATCCAGTCCAAGGGATCACAGGTCCGGTCCCTGGCCTACCAGTTCCAGACCGATTCCTATATCGGCGAGGACATGACCGTCATGTCGTCCCACCTGTTCCAGGGCCATACGATCCTGGAATGGGCGTTCCAGCAGATCCCCTATTCGTGCATCTGGGCGGTGCGCGATGACGGCGTGCTGCTCGGGTTCACCTACCTGCAGGAGCAGCAAGTGGCTGCCTGGCACCGGCACGATACGGACGGGCTGTTCGAGTCGGTCTGCACGATCGTCGAGGGGAACGTGGACGCCGTGTATGTGGTGGTGAACCGTACGATCAACGGCCAGACGAAACGGTATATCGAGCGGTTTGACAGCCGGCAGTGGACCTCTGTGCAGGATGCGTTCTTCGTGGATGCCGGGCTGACCTATAACGGAGCCCCTGCAACGGTATTCTCGGGCCTGGACCACCTGGAGGGAAAGACGGTCTCGATCCTGGCGGACGGCTTCGTCCATGGCCAGAGGGTGGTTGCAGGAGGGTCGGTCACGCTTGAGTACGCCGCCTCGGTGGTGCACATCGGTCTGCCGATTACGGCGGAGATCACAACCCTCAACCTGAATGCGCCGGGCCAGAACATCATGGACAAGAAAAAACTCATCAGCAAGGTGTCGCTGATCTGCGAGTCCTCCCGGGGGATCATGGCCGGCCCGGATAGCAATCACCTGCGGGAGTACAAGGACCAAAGCGGCGTGTTGGGCACCGGCGCTCCACTGCCGCTGCAGACCGGCATGTTCGAGATCCTGACCCAGGCGGCATGGGGCAAGAACGGCACCGTGGTGGTGCAGCAGGCAGACCCGCTGCCGCTGTCGATACTGACGGTGATTCCTGATGTGGCTGTTGGGGGGACTTAGAGGCGTGAATGGCTAGAACCTTGTGAATGGTGAATGGTGAATGGTGAATGGTGAATGGTGAAAGGAATGACGTAGGGGCGCTGCTTGCCGCGCCCGCATTGCAGACGACAAA